GAGATTGGACTGAAGGATGTGTTTCTGGCGGTGCTGGGCGGCGCAGGCATAGATGCCCTGGCGAACAGGGCGGGGCTGAGCCAACTGTAGTGGCAGTATGAGCCATCATCTGCCAGCCGAGATACTGGCTTTGGCAGAGACAGACCGCGCTGCGTTGCTTGAGGAAGTTATGGTTATTGACACCAAACACCACGAGCGGGTACACCTGCGGCTCTGGCCCCACCAGCGCTGGGTAATGTCGCGGCTCAAATCTATGAACATAGTTGTCAAACCCAGACAGGTGGGCTTCACCACTATCCTCAGCCTGGCTGACTTCCTGGATGTTCTCCTGTATCCACCGATGCACATGGCTATAGTCAGCCACGAAGCAGAGGCAACGAGCAGGCTACTCAACAGAATCCGTGTGGCCTACGAGAGTTTGCCTGACTGGATACGGCCAGCTATCAGCCACGACAGCACGCACGAAATGAGCTTCCCTGAGATAGGCAGTGGCATCTACATTGGGACAGCTGGCTGCCTCCATCCCGACTCTCAGGTGTTGACTGAGGGCGGGAATTTGAAGCGGATAGCAGAGATTGTTCCAGGCGCAGATAAAGTCTATGTCGGCAGGGGGAGACATCTTTCCACTGTAGAGCAAGTCACTGCGCGGGACTATCGGGGAAAGATGCTGAAGATAACAGCCAGTGGAAACCCCTCTACTCCCTTGACTGTTACCCCAGACCACAAGTTCATGCTCCACAAACGGTGGCGTACTGCCGCCGATATTGTTTCCCCACTCAATGCCAGAGGCCGCAGAGTCTGTTATTTCATTCGGCCTATCACAGACCGAGTGAGGGACATCGGGGGGATTCAGGTTGGCTATTCCTTGGGGTGGGTCTTTGGCCTTTACCTGGCCGAGGGTTGGTACGGGGGGGCCTACACAAGCTTCGGGCTGAATATCAAGGAAGATAAGTATAGGGAAAGACTGGAGACATTCGCCGAGGAGAATGGATGCACCTTCAGGTGGAGGGCTACAAAAGGGAAAGGGATGGAGGTTTCCCTTGGGTCGGCCTCTTTTATGAAGACAATTGCCACAGTTTTCGGGAAGGAAAAGAATGTTCCTGATTGGTTCTGGGAGTGCGGAAAGGAATTCCTGAACGGGGTGATTGATGGGTATGTGGCTGGGGATGGTTATAGGGGGCCGATTAGGACAAAGGTAACATCGGTCAGACCCCATCTTTTGTATCAGCTACGAGATATGCTGTTGTCGGCCAGGGAGGTGTATAGCGCGATATACAAAGGGAAGGCAAGGATTTCTTTCGGGCATGTTGGGAAAGTCCCTTGGACGCTTGAGTTCCCCCAGACCAGGGGAATCAGGTTCCATCACTACAGGAAGTCCAGCCTCAGCAAGTATTCATACCGCTATGTTTCTATCCCTATCAAATGGAAGGAAGTGGAGTTCTCTGGCTTGGTCTATGACCTTTCCTGCGGCGGGTCATTCAGCACGCCAGCCTGTCTAGTCCATAACTCAAGGGCATTTGGCCGTGGTGATGTGTTCCACCGCATCATACTGTCCGAGTTCGCTCAGTGGGAGCCTAATCAGTGTCATCTTATCCGTGTTGGCATCACGGAGAGCTGTCCTGTGCTGGCAGGCGGGCGCATCACCATAGAGAGCACTCCCAATGGCGAGGGTAACGAGCACCACCAACTGTATGTCGGGGCCAAGGCTGGCACGAATAGCTATACGCCCATTTTCCTGCCTCACTTCATGCACCCAGAATACTACCTGTCCGAAGGCAACGAGATAGCCAGACTGGTTGACCGAGGACAGTTTGAACCGACTGTGGAGGAGCAAGCATTGATGCAGCAGTGGGTAGTCGGGCTAGACCGCATCAGGTGGCGGCGTTGGGCCATCAGCAAGTTTGGCTACAGTGAGCAGCTCAACCGCGCACTCTTTCTCCAAGAATACCCCGAGGATGACATCAGCTGTTTCAGGAGCGTGGCCGAGGGTGTGTTCAGCCTGGAGCATCTTGCCAGGATGGAGCTGGAAGCCAAAGAACCAAGTTGGGTGGATGCGTATGGCCTGCGGTGGTGGGCCAAGCCTCTTGCTGAGCGAAGCTACGTAGTCGGGGTTGACCCTTCAGAGGGTATCGGTGAGGACAGGACTGCTGCGCTGGTGTTGGACATCACTGATTATCCCTTTGTTACACACATTGCCACACTGCGGGGGAAGTTCCGCGATGACGAAACTGCCAGCCTGGTTGCTGAAGCAGGCAAGGCTGCGGGCGTAGCTCCGCTTGTGGTTGAGCTAAACAGCGTGGGGCAGTCCGTCCTGAACAGTCTGGTGAACAGGCTGCACTACCCCAGGTTGTACTACCAGCGCGACCCGCTGACTGGCCTGGATAAGTCTGTGCCAGGGTTCCGCACGACTTCGCCCAGCAAGCGCATACTGCTCACGGAGGGACTCAAGGTGGTCAATGGGGGCTATCTCCGTACCTTTGACGCAGAGCTGATTAAAGAGCTGCGAACGTTCCGCCGCTACCCTGATGGCGGCATGAGCGCAGCTCCAGGCAGCCACGATGACTTCGTGATGGCCCTGTTGTTGGGGTTACAGGCAGCCGCGACCAGCCCGCGCAGGTTCGCGAAGGGCCACCGCAGCCAGCGTTACGGGATATTCGGGTGAACCTGAATCCCCCCGTTAGAGGAGTATAGCAGATGGAGAATGTCGGCACGGTTGTCCAGTACCTAAAGGACATCTGGACACCCCGCGCGAATGAGATTGAGGATATGTACAGCTTGCGCAGGTTGAAAGACGACAGAGAGCGCGAGGGCTATGAGTCTGTGGTCAGCAACCGACCCAGAGTGTTAATCAGACTGGGTGTTCATCTGCTCAGCGGTTCTCCGATGATACATAGTCTGGCTGTCGCGGATGACAGCAACGCGGAGAAAGCAGGCGCGTGCGAGCGCGCGCTGTCCGCGCTGTGGGGGGAGCTGGACAGAACTAGAGTCAGTCTGGGTAAACGTCCCTGGCGTGTGGAAGTATCCGACAATTTCTTGATGACTGGCTTCTACGCAGTCGTGGTCATGGTTAAACGGTTGCCCGATGGCACACCGCAGTTCATTGCTGAACCCTGGAACCCAGGAATGACCTACCCCGAGTGGGACGCAGACGGTCTAGCTCGTGTCGCTTACAGTTATCAGCTCCCTGTGGCTGCCGCATACAGCCGAGGCAAAGCCCTGGGTTGGACTTTGCCGGAGAACCTGGAGCGGCAAGGCATACTGAAGGGCCGCAAGGCTGTAACTGTAGACCTGCTGTGGGAACGCCAGGATGACAGAGCTGTACAGTCAGTCCTGGTTGAGGGTACAGTCGCGGTTGAGCGCAGAGACAGCGGCTACGCGACTATCCCTGTGTTGGTGGGAGTGGCGGGCGGCGAAGGAATCTGGGGTGGCTACAACGGCAAGGATGGTGCGTGGGCACAATACTACGCACAGTCTTTCCTGGCCCCCAACAAATCTCTGTTTGATACCTACAACCGTTGGCTTACCTACCAAATGCAGGCAGCCCGCGACAGCTCTGTCGGGGCCATTCTGCACACTGGCGGAGTGGGCGGCAGCGTAACTGAAGATGACATAAAATCAGGCAGGATTGTTGACCTGGAGACGAACGAAGGGCTGTCCCCCATGACCCGTCCAGTCATACCGCCACAGATGGAGACGGTGCGGCAGGAGCTAGGTGGTCTGCTGGAGGAGGGTGGCTTCACACGGGCTATGCTCAACACGTTCGGCAGTCCTCCCCCCAGCGGATTCGCCTTGAAGCAAATGCTTGTTTCGGCGCTGTCCGCAGTTGGTGAGTACCACCAGGCTATGAATAGTTTGATTGGACAAATAGACACTGCCTGGCTTGCTGAGTTCCGAGACGGCAAGTTCCGCAAGCCTGTAACGCTGAGTGTGCGGCGAACGGCTGTGCCTGGGCTAAAGAGAGAGAACTTCACCCCTGAGCTTGTGCCGCAGGACTTCACTGTAGAGGCCACGAGTAGGCTGGCCGCGCCCGATGACCGCATGGAGCGGCTGGCTGCGGCAAGGCAGGCAATGCCCCAGGGTAACATCCTGGACAGAGCAACTATCCTGGAAGAGATAATTGAGGTGCAGGACAGGACACTGATTGAGCGCAGGCTGGACAGGCAGGACGCTGCCGAGACACCCGAAGCCAAGGCTGTTCGGATGGTCAAGGCTCTGCGGCACATAGAAAAAGACCTGAAAGAGGGGCTGGAACCCGACCCCGAGCTGGCTGCAGCCATCAACGCAGCCTGGCACAACATCCTAGCACAGCTAGGTGGGGCTAAGACGCCGCAGCAAGGGCCACAGATAGGCGCGCCAGAGCAGTTCGGCAGTCCCGAGGCTATGGGAAAACCGCGCAGCCTGGGTGCTGCTCTGCTCGAAACACCACCTCCGCAGGCAATGGGTGGAGCAACTGCGGGTGGGCCGCAGCCGACTGCTATGGGAATGGGAGGGGCATAAATGCCAAAACCACTACTGCCGCCGATTACGGGAGAGGATACTGAGGAGTTTGATTGGTGGAAGAAGCTGCTGACTGAGCAGGAAGGCAAGAAACAGCCACAGCCACAGGAAGAACCACCCCCGCAGCCTCCGCCTCAACAACCCCCACAGCCTATTCCAGTGGAGGGGACAACGGCAAAGTTTCCAGGAACAGCAATACGAGCACTTGGTCCAGGGGAAAAAGCTCCAGGGCCTCCCGTAGAACCAGGCATAGGACAGAGAATCGTGGCGGGTACACAGTTTCCTTTCCAGCGTCTCCCAGGAGCACCTTCAGTGGGAAAAACCCCAGAGCAAATAAAGTCTGCGAAGGAACAGGTTGCTGTTAGAGAGCTGTCCAAGGAAGTCCGGTTGCGTTTTCCCAATGCTACTGACTCTGACATTGCCACGCTGGTTGAGAGTTACAAGCTGGGTGGCGGGAACTTTGCCGCTGTGGGGGAGTTGGACCTGACCCCCGAAAACAAGGCAGCCCTGGCTGGAATTTTCACCAAGTATGCACCCACACTGCTTCCTCCGGCAGCTCCAGGAGTGTCCGGCCTCTGGGAGCCAGTTGTCCCCAAGCCCCCAGCCGCAAAGAAACCAGGGCCTCTTCCAGTCGCTCCTCCGCGTTCTACTGAGCGTATTGGTCAGATAGAGGATACTATGCCCCTAGCACTTGAAGGCAAGCGCGGGACAGCCATTTTCAATACTCTTTCCGGACTGTTACATGGAGCCGTTACTGCGACTCCTGAGTTTCTCCCAGATGGCACAGAGACAACGCGTCTGACCTATGACACAGGCAGCGTTAGTTCAGAGAAGCTGGCAGAGGTCAGCACAGACATCCAGGACTTCTTCTGGCAGATGCCCAGTTATGGTAAAAATGCGCTGCTGGGCGGTCTGCCGCAGACTGTACCGCCAGAGAAAGAAGCTGAGTTCAGAATGGCCCAGCGGCTCTGGGTCAATCTGCCTGACGACCACGAGCTGAAACAGGACGTAGCTAGTTTCTACAAAGCCGAACCGGAGCTTAATCCAGTTGAACAAGCAGTTGTGCGTAAAGTCTCGGACGCATTTCCAGAGTTTGAGCTGGACACAACGCGTGGCGTTAAGGCTTTCCAGGTTGGCCGCGCTGTGCACATTGCCCGTGCCTGGGAAGAAGCGCGGCGGGCCAACCCCACGCTGAGCGTAGCTGACTTCGTAAAGGGCTACGACATCAGCGAGGATGTTGACTACGCGCGCAGGATGGTCGGGGTCAGGGACAAGGATTCCGAGACAAAGGCAATGACATTTATGGTTGACCTGACTGGTAATGGTAGTCCTATGGCTCTCGCTGCTATCCGCAACTCCCCTGAGTTCCAGAGCAGCGTGGCAGACTTCAGGAAGTCAGGTTATGCAACGTGGGAGGAATATGAGGCCAGCTTGACTGAGGCTGAACGCAACGCCAAGCGGCTGACGCTGGCCGACCAGACAGGAGCAAGCAACGTCAGCTACTTCCGCTCTGTCATAGCTAACGCCTGGATTGCCCAGGGCATAGAGCCAGGCATTGCCTTATCCTACGCAGACAACCTGGCCGATTCCGACATTCACGAACTATACAAGCAGCGTTTGTTCTCTGGGCGCAAAGACACAAATACGTTCATAGCTGAGCAAACAGGCGGACGCTTGGATGTTATGCGCAAGGCGCAGAAGCAGCAGGCACAGGCGGAGGCTGGGTTGGCGCGGACTGAGACGGCACGGGCACAGGAAGCTCAGGCTGCAGCAGGCAGACAGAGTATCAAGACAGACATCATTGGGCGGCTCAAGATAAACGCGGCTGACGCTGATGCCATTGTGGGAGAGGAGTTTGACAGCGAAATCTTCCCCTCTTTCCAGGCATCGGGCTATACTGACCTGGCAAAGTGGTGGACTGAGGTTGGAACCAAGACATTCGGTCCGACCCTGGAAGCTAAAGCAGCAGACCGCTCTCGGATACGCCAAGCAGCAGAGAAGGAACGGGCACAGACTACAGGAAAGACCAATGCCCGCAGCACGATGATAAAGGTTGCTGGAGAGATGTTCGTGGACAAAGAAATGGCAATAGACCTGGCAGGCAGCGCGGACGACCTCTGGGAGCTGTGGCAAGAGGGCGAGCACGCGCAGGACATGAGCTTTGAGGAATGGGTGCGCAGCCTGGGCACAGCGTTCCTTCACGACCTGGTGCGGCCTGCCTGGAGCGGCCCGACAGGGGCCAAGCCTGCCCAACCTGTGGAGGTTCCTACGCCAGAAACAGTATACCAGCGGGAGCAGGCGTAGTGAACGGGGGGATTCAGGTTAGCAAGGAACGCAGCTAATGTCAACACTACCAGGGCGCAAAGCCATAACCACACAGCCGGAGCTGCCCGAAACTGACGGCTTTGAGGAAGAACTGCGGCAGGGCCTGGGTGTGCCCGCTGTGCGCAGAGCCATACCCGAACCTGGGCTGGAGGGGGAGCCTGTGGCGGAGGGTTTACCTGAATCCCCCCGTAAACCCAGGATGTTCTCCGAAGGTCGCCCCAAACCGTCTGACTTTAACCAGACCGCGCCGCCTGAACCAGTCAGACCGCCCACTTCTATGATGGAAGCTGAGCAGCCTCTAGAGCCTCCTGACCGAGCAACTATGTTAGCTAACATCCGCGGCAAGGTTGACCAGCACAACAGCCAAGCAGAACAGAGTTGGCTCAGCAGGGCTAGCCGCAAAGTTGTCAGTGGAGCGATGTTCGCTACCAAGACTGCTCTGGCTCCGTTTGACTGGTGGAACCGCAACGTGGTTATCCCCATAGCGGCCAAGGGTAAGATGATGCTGACCCCTGGCACGGATGAAATGGAACAGGATTACAATCTGTATAAGGATGCGGGCTATAACAGTCTCCAGGCCAGTAAAAAAGCCTGGGAGAACTGGAAAGCTCCGTGGTGGGAGAAGGCGCTGGCTGAGATTATTGCCGACCCGCTCAACGTAGTCGGATTTGGACTACTGGGCAAGATACCGCTGGCAGGCAAGGCCCTCGGCGTGGCTGAGGGTTGGTACATAGCTGCGGCCAACAGTCCGTTCAGGCTGGGAGGCAAACTCTACCACACAGGCAGTGAAGCAGTCCGCCAGGTTGCTCACTTCATTCCCTTTGAACAGACCATGGCAGCCAATCGAGAGATGCGCCGCAACCTCCCGCAGTACCAGCGCGCTCTTGAGGTTCTCAGCGGGAACAAGCCTATTCGGGAGCTGGGTGGCACAGAGCGCGCTATGCTAGCAGTCCAGAAAGGCCGCACCCCAGAGGCACAGATTCTTGGGGATGCCATCTGGAAGATTGTCTTTCCGGTGGAGCAGACAGCCAGCATAGCTGCGCATGTTGGGAGCCAGTACTTGTCCGAGGTAGCCAGGGCTGGACTGAAAGGCCGTTCTGTTGCTGGCATAGGGCAAGAGCTACGGCGTGCAGCCAATCTGGTTAACTTCCGTGAGTACATGGTGCGTTATAAGTACCTGGAGCAGGTAGCTGAGCTGGCCCCTGTACACGACCAGTTGGAGACAATGGTGAAAGCTCTGGCACGGGGTCAGGCAGATGACCCAACCTACTTGGCTGCTGCTAGAGACGCGCTGGACCTGCTGCGGGCGGACAAGACTCCGGTAGCCCTTGGAGATATGGAGCGGGCACTACGTAACTCCACGAAGGCATTTGATGTAGCTTTGGACAGATTGGGCACATACAGCGGGCAAGACGTAGTGGACAAGCTGGGTGCAGCTGCGGTCAATCAGGTCAAAGACCTGGCGGCGATGGAGGTTGCCCACTACAGGGCCAAAGCTGGAGGCACGGCTGGTGTTGTGTCTAAGATTGTCAAGTTCTCTGAGGCTGGGATATACCCTGTTTGGAACCGATACATTGAACGACATCTCATCGCACCGTTCGCCGAGGCCAGCCTGGGCGTGCCGAGCTACACACTGATGAACCTGCCCGAGGAAGCAATCAAGGCTGTATTCGTGGCGGGCCGCAGAGGACTCGGCTTCATGGACCCGACCAAGTACGAGAAAATGACCGCTGGGATGCTGCGCCCTCTTGGATATGGTGGTGAAATCACTGTCGGCCAGACTGTCAAGCGTGGGGCGTTCAGCTTTCTTATGAACCGTGGTCCTACTTTGGGTGCAGACTGGATGCCCGACTCACTCAAGGCTCTCACGACTCGGTTGGGCTTTGGCGCAATGGAAGTAACTACTGCAGGAAAACAGTTCCGGTTGGCGTTCCTGCCATTCAGCCGTGCGTTTATCGCGCAGTCTCAGAACAATGCATCTGCGATGATGGGCAAAGCGCACATCGCGGTGTTCCAGACCAAACTCTACGAGCGACTGCGCTCCCTGGAGGGCACGGAAATCCTTACTCTGCTGAAGAGTGAGCCAAAGGTGCTGCGCTCTCTGCCAAACCACATCCAAGACGAGCTGCGGACATCCATACTGGTCAATGCAGCAGAGGGAAAGTCTGGTATCAAAGAAGTAGCTAATCTTGTCTCCAGGGCCACATTTGACGAGACTCAATGGGCTGGCGTGCGGGTCAGCTACGCGGGCAGAGTGTCGCCTGAGACAATGGACGTAGTAGAAGCACTGCTGCGTTCGCCGGAGGGCCAGGCGTACCGCGCAGGCAGCGTGGCGTTCGTAGGGAATACCCCCACCAAGGTGGGGCAGGAGGTATCTTTTTTACACAAACTGCCCCAGATAGAGGGGGGAACAATGGATACCACTGTATCAGGCACTTTGGCGGAGATAGGAAAGGGCAAAATAAGACTGAGCGGACAGGAATCCCGAGAATACAAATTCTTGCTTCGTAAGTTCAATATCCTGAATGACATTGGTAAGAAGATAGACGCAGGTGTGGCCTTGACCAGGGAAGAAATTTCCATAGCCAGTCTCCCTGAAGGTGTTACTTCAGATTGGCTCTTCCGTTCTATGCTCAGTACAGGGACAAAGAAACCCCTCCGTGGCGGAGAAACCTGGAGGAGCCGAGCGGAGAAGTTTATCGAGTCCCAAAAAACGGAAACTGGTGTGGAGTATCCTCTGGCTGAGATTAAGCACTTCAATTCCAGGGCCAGCGATGCTGATACAAAGTTTGTCGGCGACCTGCAGAGACGTGCTCGGGCTGCCGCTGCCATTGACATAGCCTCGCAGCCTGACTTTGCCCTCGCCAACCTGCGCGAGGCTAAGAATGTCTGGCTCAGCCCTGGAACAATGAACGCAATCAGCCCGACAAACATCCACCACTATGCAACCAGACTGCTCTGGACACACGATGGCCTGGTTGATATGGCCCACCAGATTACGCAACGTGCCAAGCGTGCGGCTAACTCCCTTCCCCCAGGCCAAAAACAGGCTGTGTTTGATGAGGCCGAGGCAGCAGTTACAAGGCTGTATGTTGAGGGCAACGGCTTGGTCCAGGGTATGTGGACAGGACTTATTGAGCAAGGCAAGAGCCTGGGCATCAACCTGGATGAAGCGGGCGAGGCTTGGGGCCACATTAATCGTGTGTATGAGGTTGGTAATGCTGACCTGAACGCTTGGCGCAAGCAGTTCTTCAGTGGAGTAGAACAGCCCAATGGCATCAAGTTCAAGCGCGGCGATATGACTGCCTGGGATTACTATTTTAGCTACACAGGACAAGCCTGGGATGAAATGCATGCCGCCGCTGTTGGGTTAAAAGCCAATTATAAGCACGCAATGGACAAAGTGGCTGAGCAGGTTGGCAACACTCCCAAACCCATGCTGCCTCCGCTGTCCACAACAGCAGCCTGGTCGCCGCAGGATGTAGCAACCATCCTGGGTACAGATGCTCCCACCCTGGGCCAGGTCATCGCGCAGGAGTCCTCGTTGTGGTCGGAAAACAGCTTCGTTACATACTTCATGCAAACACTTCAGAACCAGCAGGCTAAACCCGAAGTGCTTGCTGTGGCGGAGCAGCGTCTCCGCGAAGTCCACCGAGCCTTCCGTGAGGACTTAATCTTTAAGCGTATGGATGACCCATCTATGGCTGTGGATGCATTGGTTAAACAAGCAACGGAGTTGCCGTTCCATCGTGCAGTCTCAGACAGCGACATCACACAGATACAGGACTGGCTCAGCAAACTGTCTGAGTCTGTGGGCAAGCCGCACAACAAGGCAACTGTGAGCAGTCTGAAAGCCGCCGTGGATGGAGCCAACACAGAGGCTGTGGGCATAATCAACCAAGCCTATCTGAACTTCTCCGAGCCTGAGTTCGCCGACATGTTCTTCAAGAGCTTCATACCGTTCTGGATGTACGAAGAAGTGCCTACCGACATGGCTAGGATACTTACTAAGAAGGGGTGGAAGAACTGTGACGAGGTTCAGGAAGGTGAATTGGTCCTTACCCTAGATACCAACACAGGTATCTCTCATTGGGAACCACTCCTCCACAAGAATATCCATTGGGAAAACGATAAAGAGATGACTTCTTTCCAGCGGAGAGGGGTATCCGTAATCTCCAGCGACAGACATCGCTGGCCTGTAGTTTCTACATATCTGGAGAAGAACGGCAAACCCATTCTTCACTTCAAGACTACTCCAGAGCTGAAAGAGCGAGCAGACCGTATCCAGGTGGCGGCGGAGCATGGCTCTTGGCCGAAGGCTAGCATCCTGTCCCCAAGGGATGCTGCTATTCTTGGCTGGGTCGTGACGGATGGGTATTTCTCGGGGAACAGCACCTATATCTATCAGTCCAGTAAGAAATATCTGGACGAGATTGTTTCACTGGCAGGGACTGTCCCGACTAGGCATGGAACAGATACAGATTTCAAGGTCTGCGTTCCGATAAACGATACCAAGGAAATCAGAAGGGTCTATCAGGGCGACCTTCGGGTGATAGTGCCCCAACTTTCTAAGGAGGCTGCTGAGGCTATGTGGGATGCTATGTGGAAGGCGGAGGGCTGCAATACAGATGGCCGCTTTGTCCAGAACCAAGGCCATGTCTCTGACGCGTTCCAGATGCTCTCCATCCTTCTAGGAAAAGCAATCTCCATAGACCCTGCTAAAGATAGCCTGGAGAGGACGCATATCCTCCAAGGGACTTCCAAGGAAGTGCGAGGTCTGAAGCGTACCCGTTACACAGGGCGGATGTGGTGTCCGACTACTCCTTCCCAAACTTGGATAATGAATTATGGGGGTCGGGTAATGTTCACGGGGAATAGCCGCGTGGTCCCTTGGATGGTGCGTGAGGGCTTGAAGCATCCTGGCCTAACCAGCGCGTTCAACCGCTACGAGAAAAGCACAGACCGAGGCTACCTGGGCATCCCTGGCTTACCCAATGTCCAAATTGGTGCGTTCCGCGGCACAGCTCTAAACAGAGCGTTCCAGCTAACCCGCCGCGACTATCCTGAGTTCGTCCAAGGACCGCTGTTTGCTGCGGCGGATATAGCAGGCAGGTTCGGCATTTACAGTCCTACACTGGAGGCAGCCGGAACAGCCATCGCACAGCTATTTGGCGGCGGCAAAATCGGCGGTGAAGCACCTTCGCTGGAGTTGGGTGGAGCAACTCCCCCTATGGTACAGACCACCATGGACTTGCTCTCTATCGTCTCCCCTGGAGGCACGATGGAGTCTGTTCGTAACCTGGTGTTTCACAACAGATTCAGGGATTACCAGGAAGATATGGCGTTCAGGACATTGGTAGCAGAACAAGGACTGGAGCTAACCATGGAACAGGCCCTGAATAAGCTGGAGAGTCCGCGCGCCACGCCTGAGCAGAAAGCTCAGCTCACTGCGCTGATTGAGACAGCTCGGCGCAAGATGGCGCTGTTCTCTGCCGCCACCAGTCCCATAGCTATGTTCCGCTACAGGCCCAAGGTCTATCAGGAATACCTGGACAGGTTGACTGAGGCACAGACCCAGCTTACAGGTGTTACCAAGGAAGAACAGGAAGCCCTGGCCCTACAGGGTCTGCGTGTGCAGGACATCGCCGCAGCGGACATTCCGCCCAGCGCACGCCGCGCTCTGCGCGTCCTCCAGGGCAACTACTTCGCAGGTGTTACAGTGAACCTCCTGCCGACTGAGTTCCGCAGGGTGATGATGAAACAGGATGAGTTCTACGAGTTGACTGCGGATGCCCGCCGAGAGCAACTCCCCGCGCAAGCTGCGGACGACCTGGCGCTGGCGGAAGGCAGAATCGGCGGGGACGAATGGCGCGACAGATACAGCGAGCGCGTGAGCCGCTACGCCAACTCCTATAACTCCTGGCTGCAGGAATACGAAGTTAACCAGGGCGTGCCCCTCAGCCCTGACGCAATCTTGGCCTGGAGACAGCGCACGGGGCAACCTGCTCCGCAGACCGACATGGTTACGCAGCTCCTGGAGAACTACTACTCCATCAAGCCCGCAGATACAGCCGGAAAGTCAGAGCTGGAGTCAGACGCTGCCTGGGAGGACTTCTTCCAGAAGCGAGACGAAATTGAGGTGGTTGTGGCGGAGCTGCCCACAACTCTGCGCCAGGAGTTCTACTATGAAATGACCAAGAGCAAGACTCCGATGGAGCTGCTGTTCTGGCGCGTCAGCCGCACAGTCCTGCGGCCCTACCTGAACCTGTCCCGCGCAACCCTGGCGCAGTTCACTGAGGAACAGCAGGAAGAAATCCAGGCTGCCCGCAGCCCCTTCAGCCTGGCCGCACGGGGCTATACTGCGCGGGCGTTCACAGCCCGTGTACGTAATCAGCGTGAGACTATGCGAGCCTCCAGCCCCGAGCTGGACTACTGGCTATTCTACTTTGGCTACACAACAACTCTGCGCAGCGGCAGGCGCCTCTGGCAGCTATGGGGCCTGAACCCACCCAGCCTACCGCAGCCCGAAACCTGGCCCGACAGCTACGAGAGCGTCCAGAATAAGCTGGCGCAGGAAGCTGTACAGCGTTGGGGAGTGGTTCAGCCAGTCCAGGAGCAGTAACCTGAATCCCCCCGTAAACTGCTTGACAACGCTGTATGAGTATGATAAAGTAGGAGTTGCTTGAGCTTCCGTGTCCTGGGCTGGTTTGGGTGATGCTGACGAGCAAATACCACACCGCTCAGGACACGGGGGGATTCAGGTAACAGGCTCTTGAGGGGGCGGGCCTTAAAACTAGCCCCCTCAAACTATTTCCCCAGTTGACACCCACGCAGCGATGTGCTACTATATCTATGACTGATGTGAGCAGTTACATGAATCCGATTTCAGTAATTGCTTGACGGCGCAGCCGTTGGGAAGGAGCAGCAGTCATGGGAGACACAGGTAAGCTGCCCGAACAGGGCCAGGCCAAGCTGATTCCTGAGAGTCAGCTCTTGGCGCTGAAAGGGTCGCTGGGTGCGAAGCTAGAGAAAGCCGAGGCAGCCTTGGTTGCTGCTCAGCAAGAGCGGGACACCCTGCGAGCTAGGGAGGACGAACGGAGACTATCCTTGGAGACAGAGGGGGTAACTGAGGCAACTCAGCTTGCTGCCCTGCGGAAGCAAACGCTGAAAGAGCGCCTGGAGCTGCAACAGCTCAAGCAAAGTCTTGAGACAGACAAAGCAGCCCTGGCCTCTGCTAAGCTGGATGCTGAAAAGCAGGGAATCGCCAAAGAACTTGGCGTGCCCCCAGAAGCTGTCGCTGAGGCTGCCAGCAAAGAGCAGGCCGAGCTACTCGGCCATCGCTACTTGCGGGAACACGGAGCTGCCCCCAGACCTGGGACAGTTGCCACTCCTGGCGTTGACCTTGGTGCTGGAGGTGGTGCTGCCTCGCCCAGGCGCACAGCCTCTCAGTACATAGCCGATGGGCTAAAAGAAATGGGAGTTAAGAACTAGCTCCCCAAGGAGAACGTTAACGTGGCTATAACCCTAGCCCAGGCCAACCTCTATACGGTTGCGAACCTGCAAAAGGGTATTATAGAGACAATCATTGAGGCAGGCCGCGAAGTCATTGACCGACTGCCCTTTGAGACTGCGCTCGGAACCTCGTTTGACTACGATAGGGAAAGCACCCTGCCTGGAGTTGACTTCTACAGCCCCAACGAGACAATCACCGAGTCCAGCGGGACGGTTGCCCGCGTCTCTACTACCCTCAAAAAGATGGTCGGCGACAGCGACCTGGATAAGTTCCTTCGCGCTACCAAGTCCGACAAAATGAGCATTGAGTCGGACTATGTGCGGATGGCTACCAAGGCGCTGACCCGACTGTTCCTTCAGAAGTTCATCTACGGCTCCACCACAACCAACGCCAAAGAGTTTGACGGCCTGCACAGCCTGGTCAGCACGTCCAGCCCGACCATGACCGTTGCCTCTGCTAGCGATGCGAACGGAGCCGCACTCAGCCTTGCAAAGCTTGACCAGCTCGTTGACCTCATCAAGCCAGGCAAGCCCGATGCCCTGATTATGTCCAAGCGCACCCGCCGAAGGCTCTCTGGTGCGCTGCGCATCAACACCGTAGCAGGGTACATCACGTTTGACAAAGATGAGTTCGGTTCCAGGCTGATGTTCTACGACAACATCCCCATCATCGTCTCGGACTACGTGCTGGATACCGAATCTACCACAGCTGCTGGAGCTTACTCTGACGGCACTAGCGATGACCAGAGCAGCGTGTTCGCGGTCAAGTTCGGCGCTGTTACAGAGGGTGGGCTTGCGGGAATCCAGTCCAGCCAGATAGCTGAGCTGGAACGGATTGACCCCGTACAAGACAAAGACGCGATTAGGTTCAGGGTAAAATGGTATGTGGCTCTGGCCCTCGGCAACCTGTATAGCCTGGCCCGCTACCACGGAGTCCTGGACGGCGCGGTAACGGCGTAAAGGGGGGATGAAATGGCTTTTGCTGATGTAACTGATGGCAGCCGCGTAATACTGAGCGGCCTCCTCCCCTGCAAAGTTACCCTGGGTGCAGCCTGTAAGCCAGGCGACTTGCTTGGCTATTCCAGCGGCTGGAAGCTGGCTGACGCTAACAGCTCCCCCAAGGTTTACCCTGAGCTGGTTGCGGGAGAAAGCGGGGCGAGCGGAGACGAAATCACAGCCTACCGCATGGCCCGCGTAGACCTCGGCAGCACCTGCACCGCCACGGCTGGCGACAAAGTGTATGTCAGCACCACGGCTGGCGGATATGTAGGTGAAGCCAGTAATGACCAGGCATACCTGGTTGGGGTGATGGAATCGGCACAGATTGCCTTCCTGAATCCCTACTATGCTGTCCCTGCCTGGAAAGTGCCCAACTACTCCATGACCGCAGCTTCGGGGCACATTATTCAGATACAGCTCAAGCCCAACCTGTCCGCAACAGGCACGGCCAGCGTAACTTGTATAGAGCTGGCCCCGAAAGTCCTGGACGCTGTGGCGGCTGGGACAGTCCAGGGCATAAGCATAGCCCTGGACCTGGAAGGAGCCAGCGCGGGCACAATAACCACAGCTCGTGGGCTGGAAATCAACCTGGGCAGCGACAGCGGGACAGTCCGCACGGTTACTAATGTCCACGGGGTTGAGTTCACCAACAATATGCACGGGACTGTTACAAACGGCCCCTACTGCATCAAGGTGAATACCCATGGCGGAAACGTAGCCTGGGCTGGGTTCGCCCTGCTCCCTGACGATGACGTCATAGGAGGGACCGACACCAACACGGCTGGCACGAAGAACGGCTGGGTGAAGCTGGTAATAGGCTCTACTGCGGCCTACCTCCGCACCTACACCTCCGGCATATAAGCCAAAGGCTTCTGGGGGCTGTGCCTGAAAACAGCCCCCAAAGAGAATCGTGAAGGAGGGACAATGGAAAACAGAATAGTAGTGCTGACAATAGCCGAACGGTTGGTGCTCCTGGAACTTCTAGGAACGGCCTATGGAGATTTCATCACGCTGAAACTCATCAGCAAAGTCAAGGAGCAACTCGGCTTCAGCGATGAAGAGCTGGAGCAGACGGGGTTCCTGCGGCGAGTCCGTTGCGGGAGCTGCGGGCATACCGACTACATCCCTTATACAAAGCCAGCAGTCTGCCCAGCCTGCAAGGTGGAGATGGACGCAGACGGCACGCTGAAGTGGAACCCAGAAGCGACAGCCAAGGCGTTCGGATTCGCTTACACTGAATCGGTAGTCGTTACAGCGTTGCTCCGCAAGCTCAACGACAGCAAGCAGCTCAGCGAACGCCACCTCAGCCTGTATGAGAAATTCGTGGAGCCAAACTAGCCTCCTTCACGAGGACGGCCTTTGCGGTTGAGCCAGAGGGGAATGTAACTAACCCTAAAATCAACCGCAGGAATACCTCCTCCTGGGAGGAGATGTAAGCAGGAGAGGGAACATGGTTTATAGTTGTCTGGGGCGGGAGAACCCGCCAGTAACAGTCGCTGCAACAGCCATTGGGCTGACGGACATCCCCGCGAACGCCAACATTGTCTATGCTCTGTGCCGCGTGCTGACTGCCTCAATCAGAATAGGCATTGGGTTTGACCCTGTAGCAGACGGTACAACTGGCGGACTCATCAAGTACGCCGATGAGGAGTTTGAAATCTGGGGGCTGGATGACATCCGCAGGTTCCGCGCAATCAGAACTGGCGCGACTTCGGCTAGCCTGGAAGTCCTGTACTTTGGGACACCCGCATGAGCGGCTACGGGGGGATTCAGGTTCTTCACACGCTGGGCGGCTACTGATGGGCATCAAGACGCTGCGAAGCCTCCGAGCTACCAGCATACCCAGGGACAGCGGGGACTACGGCGGCAGCTTCGCCACCTATACTCCACCCGCTGGCTTTGAGGGCCGCGTAGTCCTGGCCCACGACACCAACGATGACGCAAAACGTCTGTATGCGTATGTCGGCGGGGCCTGGACATACGCCGCGCTGACCTAGCGTGCCCACGTCTGAGCAGGTGCGGGCCTACCTGTCCAAGCGCGGTGTCAGCTTAGCCGCAGTGGAACAGGTCGGGGATGACTTCCTGGCCGTGCTGCGGGACGTAAAGCAGGCACAGACCGCGTTGACCGCCTGGGCTGTAACAACCCAGCGCGAGCAGCTCTTCCTGGCTGAGTTTGAGACAACCCGCAGAGAACGTCTAGTGGGGTGGCTGAGGCGGCTCCGCGGCAGAGTTAACCTGAATCCCCCCGTAAAGAGGCGGTCTTGAGCCTTAAATCCAACCGCATCATTCAAGCTCTGGAAGCTCAGGATGAGGGCATTGCCCTGGGGCCGTTCCGCACACTCAACGCTGCAGGCGCGGGAGTAATCGCGTCTGTCAGCGGCACAGTCTTAACACTGACAATAACGAGTGGCAGCGCAGGTGCACCCACCGATGCCGATTACCTGGTGGGGACAGCCCACGCCGACCTTAGCGCAGAAATAGTAGTCGGTACAACCCCAGGCGGTGAGCTAGGTGGCACCTGGGCCAGCCCCACCGTTGACAGCATCCACAGTGGCTCTGCCCATCATACTCGCGCGCACGCAATGGGCGATGCCAATGACCACAGCGCAGGCACGCAAGGCGACATCTTATACGCGGGAGTTAGCGGGGCCTGGGCGCTTCTCGCCGCAGGCACAAGCGGCTACTTCCTCAAGACACAGGGTGGAGGGGCTAATCCTGTCTGGGCCGAGGTTGTCGGCGGGAGCAACCACGATATCCTCAGTGCTACCCACAGCGATGCTCTTGCTGCCAGTGTTGTCCTGGGCGATGTTATCCATGGCAACGCTACCCCCAAGTGGGCACGGCTAGCAGGCCAGATTACCACCACCAAGAAGTTCCTGTCTCAGACAGGGACAGGTGCAGTCAGCGCTGTGCCTTCTTGGGAAACAATAGCCGATGGAGATGTGCCTGCTACCCATAGCGGCAGCGCACACCACACCCGCAGTCATGACCTTGAAGGAGCCAGTGACCACACAACCTCCAGCGGCGTTGACGGCCACATCATGCGGCAGACGGGCGCGACCAGCTTTGCCTTTGAGCAAGACGACTGCGCCCTGGAGCTGACCATCGGAGATGGAACCAACGTCATCACCACAGGGGTCAAAGGCTTCCTGGAAGTCCCCTACAATATGGTTGTTACTGGCTGGACGCTCGTGGGTGATGCTTCTGGTTCTATCGTCATAGATGTCTGGAAAGATACCTATGCTAACTTCCCGCCGACTGTGGCCGATACCATCGCAGGCACAGAGAAACCTACATTGGCCTCAGCACAGGCGAACCAAGACATCACCCTGAGTAGCTGGACAACTGCTCTGACCCTCGGCGATTGGCTTGCCTTTAACGTTGATTCAGCAACCACCGTGAAGCAAGTAACTCTATCCATTCGAGGCTACCGAACATGAGGCCGACCCGCAATTACCTGGAACAGCAGCTCGGCCCCCGCACATTCCAGCTCACCGTCTCACCAGGCCCGCTAGCTATATTCCACGGTGGACAATGGCTCCCGCTAGACGGTACACTCCAAGGCAGTGGTGGAATCTGGCGGCCTGGCCGTACAGCCTATGGCCTGGAAATAGCCAATGACGGCAGCAGAATGTTCTATCCAGACGCAGACGACCTCAGCCGTTACCTATCCATTCCCAGGCTACCCTTCTTGCCCAATCCCAGGTCAGTCAGCGGCGACAGCATTACCTGGGAAAACGCCCGCTATCGGGTAACGTTCCGTGCGGAAGTTGCCAGGGTCAAAATGGATGTGCTGTTCAAACAACGCCCGCCGTTTGACAGCATAACCATCCCTATCACCGCTCGGAGCATGAGCTTTACTGACATTCTGGCTCAGGCCGTGGCTGTGGACGCAACTGGCCTGGAACGGGTTATGCCCATGACCATCGGCCCGAATAGTGTGCGGATAGACCTGGACTTCACGGGCATGGTATTCCCCGTCCAGCTTGACCCCACCATCAACCCTCAGCCCGCCGCTAGTGCGGATGACGTCAGAATCAGGACTAATACGTGGAGTGCAACCCAGGAGAACTTCTCTGCTGGGAATGATGGCACAGGCATCCGGTTGAGCAGCGCTGCCCGTTTTGTGCTTACTGGCCCCGCATCCGGTGCTACTGTAAATGCCTGCACATTTACCTGGCGCGCTAATGCTAACCGCAGCACATCGGGTGTCAATACAAATATCTACTGTGAAGATGCTGATGATGCAGCCCAAATAGTCAGCACAGTTGAATTTGATGGAAGGTCCAAAACAGCAGGAACAGCCTATGACAGTATCGCTGCTGAGACGACTGGAACAGATTACACCTCCCCAGATTTCAGCGCCGACATGCAAACTGTCTTGGGCAGGGCAGGCTGGGCCAGCGGCCAGCACTGTAATATGTTCTGGGAGAATGACGCCAGCACAACAAGCTCCCACCGCAGCGCATACAGCTATGACGGCGACAGCACAAACTGCGAGAAGCTGAACCTGACCTATACCAACCCAAGCGCGGGCGGCGGCCCAGTATTTAGGATACTCAATGTCAGGTAAAACGGGGGGATTCAGGTTATGGAGCTAACTCAGCCCGAGGCAATGGTCGCAGAAGTAGCTACCCAGGACAGTTGCCCAGACCCGCTGGCCCTCAAGCTCGGCTCGCTCATTGTTGACAGCCAGGACAGCGCTGTGGTAGAGTTTACTGAGGAAGAACTGTGGTTCCTCCGCAGGAAAGTGAGTATCTACGCTCAGCAGAGTGGACAGCCTGCGGGACTGACCCTCAAGAAAAAGGTCTATGCTGAGCTGCTTCGGCTGGACGCTATCCGCAAGACATCATCCAGCGTAAACTGGACGCTGTTGCCGCAGAAAGGAGCTGCAGATGCCAGTGGTAGTTGAAACCCCGACCATTGCCCCAGCCATAGCCCCCGCCGTGGAGCCTACCCCATGGTATGACCCACGCCATCTGTGCCCCTCACAAAAAGAGGACATAGCCAAGGAGGTAGAAAATGCCTGGTGGATTCGTGCAAACGAGTGAAGAGAACGAAACAAGCTGGGATTACCTGTGGGGACAGGAACCCGCCACAGCCACGCTGGTCACTCGGGGCGAGCGGGTCAAGCTGATTCTGATTAGCTGGTTTGACGCTCTCCAATCAGGCCACGTCCAGTTGCGTTTCCCCGACCCCACTGACCCGCTGTCCCAGGAGCTGGCTGATGTGATGCTGCTCAAAATATGCTCTGGGGCGATGAAAGCCGAGGCAGACCGCCGCGGCGAAGTCGTGCCCCCGTTTACAGCTATGTCCCCGACTGCGCGGCTAGCCCTGGCCCAAGACCTTCGGAGAGCAATACTGTGAGCCTCCTGCAGTTGGAAGGCGTGCCCCTCTGGGCCATCCCGCTGTTTGAGGACGTGGCCACAATCAAAGAGCAGCTTGAGAGCATCAGGTCTGTCTGCGCAACTCACTTTCCACGGGGGGATTCAGGTCAGTCTACCCCAGATATGAACTATATCCGCAGGCTGCTCCTGGTCAGCGCCAGCATCGGGGCTTTTGTGGGCGGCGCGCTCTTTACCCTGGCTAATATCCTACTGCGGAGGTTGGAATGAGTATACTCTACATAACCGTGAAGGTAACAAAGCTGTATCAGCTCAAGACGCGGCTGGAGAAATAACCGTGGCAGTTACATTTATCCGTGGGGAGAAGGTGCGCTGCCACCTGGAAGTCCGAGACGAGGATGGCGTACTGACCGACCCAACCAGCGCAGCCGTCAGCATCTACGACCCCCTGGGCAGCAAGGTCATCACCAGCGCAGCCCTCTCCAAAGATGTTACGGGCATCTATAACGGCTCCAGCACCATCGCGAGCACCTGGATACGAGGCAGGTATCGCGTTGTGTTTGAGGTGGTCGTGCCGACCAGCGTCAATGTGTATGCTGAGGAGCAGTTTGACCTTGAGGTGTTGCCGGAATGACAGCTAACCTGAATCCCCCCGTTAGGAGAACACTATGACAAGAGCAGGATTGCGCGCCGAAATTGCCAAGAAACTCGGTATCTGGATAGCCGAAGGCACTGTCCTAGCCAGCCCCACCCCCACCGCCAGCTACTTTGCCTCAACCAGTCTGACTGGCTTCACCCCCGCTGAGTTGGTAGGCAAACTACTCGCCATCACCGCGACTGGCACAAATAGTGGGGCAGAGCGGCGCATCATCAGCTTTGACAACTCCAACTGGGCAATCACGCTGCGTTACGCCCTGCCCGCCACCACAGCCACAGGCAATACCTTTGAAATATACACTGGAGATGTTGGCTACGAGCGGCTAACGCAAGCCATTATCAACTGTGTGAACGGTGCCCGCGATATTTTCCTGGCCCAGAAGTTTGACCGCTCATTGACTGTCGCCGCAGCCACCTACGAATATACTCTACCCAGCGGCTTTGCCTATGTCAGCAAGGTCAACCTGGAACACGAGGATGACCGCTTTGATATGCCCCTGGCTAATGATGATTGGGAGATTGCCCAATCCAGCGGTGTAACAAAACTCAGGTTGCGCCGTTCCTGGATACTCGGCTACGCGGGACAGAGTTTGGAACTGCGCGGACAATCCTTCCCAACAGCCCCCGCCGCAGACAGCACAGCCAATCCCATTCCCGATGAATACGTAATCGCCTGGGTCTGCTATATGCTCGGTTCTGAACGCCCAATGGGGCAATCCGAGGCGGGCTGGCGGGAACGTCTCCAGACGTGGCGGCAGACATTCCTGGACATCATCCAACGTGAACGCACCGGAGTATTCCCAGGAGCACAGCGAGTCCCGTGAACATAACCCTCAGCGGGAAGCAGCTCGTTTTGGTCAGCGGCCTGCGCTGGAGCAAAGTCCCAGGCTATAGCCCCTCTGTCCGAACCACAGGCCAGCAGAACCGCGCTGACAAAGTTCCTATCCCTGAGTGGGCACCCAGCGACCTATCCGGCGGCTTGGGCCGCAAATACTACCGCAGCGACCGCAACCAGTTTCACATGGCTACGGCAAATACATTCTGGGAAGGCCAGATAACCCTACCCCTGCTGCCCAGCACAGCTACCCTGACTGGCACAGCCGACACACCTCAAATTACCCACATGGTCAATGTGCGAGGCACGCTATTCGGCTTCTACGTGCTTTCCGGCGCTCTCAAGTTCGCTCAATGGTCGGGGTCGGGCTGGGTCTATGACGATGAAGCAGTTGCTACAGGCGCGGCCAATATCTGGGGGGCAACGGCACTACAGGGCATAGGGGAAATCTGGGTGCTGTATTCCAACGGTGCGACTGCGGCACTTCGTATCGCCTACTCAAGCGATGCTGGAGTAACCTGGACGAATAATCCTGTAGTGTATTCAACGATAGCACTCAATGCCCCTGGGGTATTACGGCCTAATCCTGTCCCTGACAAGATGTTGGTGGCGGGCAATCGTGCCTCCGATACTAGCCAAGCCTTCGTTGGTCATGTTGATAATGTCGGAGTAGTTACAGCCACACTCGTAGTAGCTTCCAGTAGCTACGGAGTTACAGGATTGGCCCTTATAGATAGCGCCTCCCCCCAAACACTCTACATAGCTACCCCTTCTGAGGTACTCAAAGCATCTGACTCAGGCTCAGCCATCACCAAAGTGAGCCAAATTATCTCGTTTGAGGGTGTATCCGCTACCACCAATGGCCGTGGGCTCTGCGCCTGGAATGGCAACATTATGATTCCCACACAGGACGGCGGCCTATTAGCTTATGACCCAAGTACAGGACTTGTTACCCCTGTGGGGTTGGACAGCGGAGAGGGGCTGCCCGCAGACTACATCGGAGACATAACCGCGCTGCTGCCTGACCGCTACACACTGTATGCCTGGGTCAAGGGCACAAATAGCGCTATCTATGCCTTTGACGGAACAGGCTGGCATTGCCTCTATACCACCGCCAGCTCTATACAGCTAGACCAGCTCGCAGTCATCGGCACAACCCAACCCGCAATCATCTTCAGCCCCACCGCAGGCACATACAGCTACCTCAAAAACTACCACACCAATCCCCTGGAAATAAGCGGCGCAACCTACGCAGCCAGTGGCTACATTGACTACCCCATCTTCGGCGGAGACAGCCCCGAAATGCTCGCCAACTTCCACTATCTATCTCAGTATGCGCGCAGCCTTAATCAGGGCACAGAAGAAATAGAATGGTGGGCAGGGCTGAATGGAGACGCGCCGGATAAACTAATCGGAGTAATGAGTGAAGCAGGACAGCGGCTCTGGCTCCCGTCCAACATCCGCCGCGCCAGAACCATCCAGCTTCGGGCCATCCTGCGGCGTGGCGCAACCACCACGAATACTCCGGTGTTGCACTACCCCATTCTGGGCACAAACCGCCTCGGCGAGTCTCTGCTTTCTGTCTCGGCTGAAATTGACATCCGCGCCACTGCCGCAGGGCTGAGCACATCCCAGGAAGAAGTCCTGGGTCTGCTGGAAGATTGGGTGCGCCAGGGAGAGCTGCTAGAGCTGTCCTGGCGCAGCGGCGCAGTCCTGCGTATGGACGTGCAGGGTTTGGCTGTGCGGGAGCATGAGGGCAGCTACACCGCACAGCTCACACTAGTCCAGGTTTAACGGGAGGATTCAGGTTCGTGTTCAATCTCCAAGCTCACCCCCAGCTGCCCAAGTAGCTGCACCAGCAGACTGCTAACCGCCGAGATTGCCTGGTGCTCCACCTTGCCCTGCAGCCCCATCTCCATCAGCACCGCCTCCATCCATTCGTGTATGACTGTGCTGGGGTTGTGCGTGTCAGCCAGCACCCGTATCTGCGGCACGGGGGTGTAGGTCATTTCCCCCACATGCTCTCCGCCCTGCATATCCGCAGTGGCCTTAGACAGCAGCACAAACTCAGTCCCGCCGACAAGCACAGTACTTAGCCACGGCCCCGCGATTGCCCCAACGCCAGTATAGGGCCGCAGCACCACTCTAATCTTCATACTTACTCCTCTCGGACTTCCGAAAACCCTGGTAAGGTCAAGTTTCATACCTCAACATTCAAATCCAGACGGTCATTCTTCCCCCCGTTGTGCACAGGCCGAATCTTCAGCAGCACCCCTCCCAGCGCAGTCGGCGGCAGCAGGTGTTGTTCCACGTAGCTACCCTCAGCTCGTCCACCCAATGTCTTGTTGCCCTGGTGATAACCCTCGAAGAACCCCCCCGTGCCAGCCAGAATCTTGTTCTTCGCTACAAGCCTATACGGTGCATGGTCAGACATATAGATGCGTGGCTGCTTCAGCGTGGGCTTCTTGTGCTGATGCCCAATCAGGTAAATATCAGCTTCAAAGTCCCGCATAACATGGGCAAGCCGTAGCAACGGACTGTGCGGGGTCAGCCCACCACCCGCCCCGTGATGACACCACACCACACAGCGATGATTGGCATTAGTGTGCTGTCCCGTCTTCCTAGCAAATGTCAGCCCCAGCATCGCGCAGCTCCCCAGGTAGCTCGTCTTGAGTGCCTGAGCAATCCTGGTATCGCTGGTCGTGCCATCCTCAAACTCAAACATATGATGCCCCCCGAGCAGCCCGAGCCACCTGCCTTCACTGCCCTTGACCAACTCCAAGAACTGCCCCACCAACCGCGCTGCCTGTTCTTCCATGGCAGCCCTGGCGCTCTCATACAGCCTAGCCGAGCGATATGCGTGGCGGTTGCTGGGCGACATCACGTCCAGGTAGTCGCCCATCCCCAGGAAATAGACGTTGCCTTGCTTCAGTCCCCACTCAATGTAGAGGCGCAGCCTATCAGTGTCCACTCCCTGCTGCCCCAGGTGAATATCACCCAAAGGCATTATCTGCACCTCCTCCCACGGTAAGACGAGAGACTTTTTTCCAGTTACCTCAATCTGCAGTGTTTCCACCTAGTCCAACTCCTCTCTGTCCACTAGAATCAGATTCCAGCCCTGTCCCTCAGCCAACATCGCGTCATACGGAGTCGCTTCGTCTTTGAACCCATACAGCACGCGGTTGCGTTCATCCACGAAAGGTGCGCGCACACCCACCCTGGGATTTATTTCCGCTGGCTCATAGACGAACTTCACCTTAGCGGCCCTCAGCCGCGCGGCTAGCCTGTCGTCATCTATACTACTCACGCTATCCTCACGGGGGGATTCAGGTTATCTGGCTGTCCACTTCGCAATTGCTTCTCCTTTCCAGCGCCTGCTCACTGTAACCTCAAACCCGAACGGAACCTCGCCAGGCAGCGCAGCCCGCAGCTCCCCCGCCAGCAGCCACGCCAAATCAGGCAACAGCGGACTGCCCTCGGGCAACAGCAGCGGGAAGCTGTCGTGCACCTGCGCCACAATGCGCCCTCCCGCTGCCAGTATCTCCGGCTCCGCCCTCACCATAACCAACTTCACCGCATCACCTGCCGTGCCCTGAACACTCGTGTTAATGGCCTCACGCAGCCCCGCCTCAATTGTCTGCTTGTCGCGGCTCTCCAGCTCATAAATCCTGCGGGGCCGCCCGAAAAAGTTGCTGATATACTTGGCCGCCCATGCAGCCCGCTGTGTCTGCTCCACCCACTCAGCCAACCGCGCAAACCTTTTGAAGTAGTTGCCGCGTAGCTCAGTCGCCTGCTTCCACCCAATCCTGCCATCGCTCTTCTCCACTATAACGCCAGGCCCGCCCCCGTAAGCCATAGCAAAGTTCACAGTTTTGGCCTCATACCGTTGCTGCGTGCTCGGCTGCTTTGTATTGAACAGCACCATCGCTGTGGCGGTGTGGAAGTCATGCCCCTCCCGCAGCAGCTTCAGCATAGCTGGGTCGCCGCTGAGCCACGCCATTACCATCATCTCAAGCTGAATCGCGTCAGGTTCCACAAACACATATCCAGGCGGGGCCATTATGTACCGCAACAATGGGTGCGGTATGTTCTGTCCATTGGGGTGGCTGCTGCTGAGCCGACCCGTTACCGTGCCCGTGATATTATAGTCGGGGTGAATTCTGTCCCCAGGCGCAGCCAGCCACGGCTCAACATACGTGCTGAGCAGCTTCGCCGCTGCCCTCCCCCGCAGCACAGTCCTCAGCAGCGGCTCCAGCTCTGGTTCCCTGCGCAGCAGCTCTTTCAGGTTGTCCTCGTCAACCTGCATGAGCTGTTTTTTCTTTGTGCGGCCTCTGGTCGCCACGCCCAGACCTTCCAGTAGCCTGCGTAGCTGGTCTGGCTTGTTGAGGCTGTCAATGCCATAACCCTCCAGCACCCGTAGCTGCCTTCCCATAGCTGTAAGCAACTGCCCACGCAGCTTCTCCAGCCCAGGCTTGTCCACCAGCAACCCCTGCTCTTCCATCCGCACCAACAGCGGGATAAACGGCAGGTCAATGTTCCTGTACACCCACTCCGCCCCCGCGCTCAGCCGTGGCAAAAGCAACCGCCACAGGTCCAACGTAGCCCTGGCATCCTCACCGCAGTAGTGCTCCACTTCATCGCGGCGCTCGGCCATCTTGACCCGCTCTGCCCCCTTCCCCAGTATCTCATCCAGGTTGTTGAGCGGCCTACCCAACGCAGTAAAGCTGAGCTGCTTCAGGCCCTTTGGCAACCCAAGCAGGTGAGCGAGCAGGATAGTATCCTCAAAAGGCATCGCAGCTATGTCCACACCCTCACTGCGCAGCATCTTCAAGTCATAGCTGGCGTTGTGGAACACATGCAGCCTCGGCGTATTCAATCGCTCAGCAGGCAGCGGCGTAACCGCGACTCCCCCCGCTGTGGCTGTCCCCACACAAAACACCCGCCAGCGTCCCGAACTGTCCGGCTCAGTCTCAGTATCTATCGCTATCGGGCCAGCAGGGTCAACAGAGCTTACCTGAATCCCCCCGTAGCCTTCAGCCATGAAGCGGCGCAACCCCGTGAATACTGCCTCCAGGTCTTTACTCAGACGTGGCGCGTAAAACTTAGCAGCCGGATGGTAGCTGACCACATACTTCCTGTCATCCTGTTCCAGCATACTGCCTATGTTAGCACTCAGCTTTATCTTTGGGAAAAACGCGTGAACCGGAGTATCCCCAAGCAGCACCACAATCTCAGGCTGTACCCTGTCCAGCTCAGCCAGCAGTCTCGGCAGACACGCTTTCACCTCCTCCGGTGTCGGTCTGCGGTTCTTGCCTGGCCCTGGCCTTCGCATGACCACGTTGGTCAACCACACTTCAGCCATGCTCAGTCCAGCCAACCCCAGCAGCTTCTCCAGTTCCCTACCCGCCGCTCCTACAAACGGCACACCAGCCTGCTGCTCCTCATAGCCAGGAGCCTCGCCGACCAAAGCAACCCTGGCGCGGCCCGGCCCGACTGCCTGCACGCAGCCCCCAGCCAGCCCGCAGCTACAGTCCTGCACCCAGCACCAGCTCAATCTCTGCAATCCTCTTTGGCCCCAGCCCCCGCACTCCCTCCAACTCCACCTTCCGCATCCCAGGACTCAACAGCAGCACACGCAACAGCCCAGGCAGTGTCTTGAACTGCGCGAGCATCGTCTCAGCCACATCCTGTGGCACTCTGCACAGCCCCATGACCGCCTCAATCTGCTCCCTGCCCTTGACCCGCTCCTGCTTGGGCAGTCTGTTCAAAAACCTGTGGCTAGGGTTGCTGAGGTAGCGATACAACCCCAGCAACACCCCTGGTGTCGCGGCAAGGCTGGGACTCAGCACCAGCTCAACCTCATGCCGCTGTATAGCCAAGAGCACATTGGCAAACCGCTGCGTGGTCAGGAACTCTCTGCCCGACTTGGCATCAAAGACCCTCTGCACCTCAGCAGGCAGAAATCCCGCAGGGATTTCGCCCCGCTCAGCAGCGTAGCTACCCTCCAGCAACAGTATCCGTTGACCATACAACGGCTCCATTTTTGCCAGGTCAGTCTCCAGGTTGCCTCCGTAGAGGCTGCTCACAAAGTCCCCCAACGTCTTGCGGCTCACCCCTACATTCAGCTCAGGCAATAGCAGCGCAAAGTCCCCCCCGTCCAGAGCCTGCACAGCCGCCTCAATGTTGTGTGCTTGGAACATCCTGGGTACCCATTCTTTCAGCTCCAGAGGTTCGCGTGAATCTACAATAACCATGGCTGTTGTTTCTTCTCTACCAAAACTGGAGTAGCAGCCTTTAGCCGCTCCAGCCAAGCGGGGGTCAGCTCCAGCGTAGTATAGGTAAACTCTGCCGGATGTTCCTCATCCACAGGCTGTCCCGTTCGCAGGAACATCTTAATATCAATCTCCCACACAGGCGGCACAGCTTCCTGTGCCCTATTCGCTACCGCCTGAAACAAATTATTGTATAGCTGCGTCCTGTAAACCTCCACGTACCGCAACACCAAGTCCAACGCCTCAGCCAGCCGCAGCACCTCGCCTCCTGCGGGGGGATTCAGGTTAACCTCCAGAGCAACCCTAGACATAGGCTGGCTATCCTGCTTCTGTTTCTGCTTCGCCACTGCCCTCTCCTCTCTGTTCAGCCCTGTACTCCTGGTATGCAGCCCAGAACCCCTTATCCGTCATATCAATCCAGACAATCCTCCCCAACCTGTGCCCTCTATCCCGCACCAGTCCAGCCTCATACTTAATCTCCCCCTGCACAACTGTCTTACGCATCGCCACAACCGTATCATACCTGTAGAGGTTGTGTTTCTCACCCTCGGGCTTGGCTCCTGTCGGCCCGAACAGCTCCAGAAAGCTGCGCTGGAACAGGCTGACTGTCTGGCGTTCCTGCGGCAGTATATCCTTCACCGCAGTCGTGGCCGCTACATTGTACACGCCCCTGGCGAGGGCCAAGTCCATCACAAGCTGGTTATGCAGTTGCTTAATAGGCACCCAATCCCCTGGCTCAAACCCTCCTGGCAACATCTGCCCCTTCTCCTCTACATTCTTCCCCTCAGCCCGCATCTTTGCCACCGCAGCCTTGCCTTTGGCCTCCGTTTTCCTCGCATCCATTAGCTTCTGGAGTGCAGGAATGTTGAACGTCTCTTTGCTGTAATAGTTTGCAGCCATTTCCCACAGCTTCCCAAGCTGCTCAAACATGAGCCAGTCCCCCGCCTGCAACCCCTGGTGGGCATCAGTAAACGCAGCGTGTACCTGCTCCCAGTCAGTCGCCAACCTATATTCCAGGTTAGGGAATCCCTCTGCTATCGCTGCCAGCCCCTCCTCTGGACTCATGCTGTCGGGGTCAACACCCAGCAGCTCCAGCGCAACCTTAGCCACGCCATCATCAGGGTCAATCACAAAACACACCCTGTCCGGATTAGCCAGCACAATATTCAACAAGCTGTACGTCTTGCTGGTCCCGAACTCCCCGAACAGCAGCAGCTTCTCGCGCAGCTTCAGCTCAGCCAGTCCTAATCTTTCCAACTTTCTCCCTTCTCATATTCTCTGTGTGCGCCAGCACAAGCAGCTCAACTGCCTGCGTTACGCTGTCTGCGTCTGTGCCGCAGCTCACCCAGGGTATCCCCAGCCTTTTAGCCTGTTGTGTCTCTTCATCGGCCCCCCTGCTGTACCCTGCCACCCTGAGCAGTACATCGCACCTGGACAACATATCCAGGCACAGCTCCATCCACCAAGCCTCGCCCACTTCGGGTGCGTGCAAATGAACGTAGTGCCAGAGATTCGGCACAAATGGTGTATGCCCCAATCGGACCAACTGTGCAGCCACCTTTGCCGCCGCCTGTACATTCCGTTCGCACTTCTCCACGCTATTCCCGTTCCTGCGGCCATATGGCGTAGCGACATAAATTACCAACTCAGCTCTCCCTTTCTTTGCGCGGCGGTGCGCTCGCCCGTGTGCCAAAGCATCTGCTAGGCACATTGTTCTCGCACAGCTCACACTCCCACGGTGCATGGAAGTCAGTCCCAGGATATTCACCCAGCTCCAACGCCTTCTCCAGCACACCCTTCCTGTCCTGTGCCTCAGCCCAGGCTGCGTCCAGCTCTGCCTTCGTGAACGTGAGCCACCACGCCTTCAAGTCGGGCACGCGCTGTGCGTAGAACACAACCACAATCCCGCAGAACAACGCACCCCTAGCGTAGCAATACAGCTTGGCCCTCCGCACCCAATGTTCCATCTGCTCTGGTGAGAACCTGCCGCGTGCCTTTGTCTCATACCACATCGCAGTGCTTTTGAACTCTACGAAAGCCTTGGCATCGGCGAACGGCGCATCCACGCTGAAGATGATGCCGTCCTTCTCACCCACTTCCTCAGCCTCACCCAGAATATAGTACTGGAACGCATATCCCAGCATGAACTTCACCAGCAGGCTCTCCCCCACAGGCAGCGGAGCAGTCTTTTTGTAGTATGCCTTGCCCAGGCACAAATCCAGGTCGCTGGCGTGTATCCCAGGCTTCCTGTTCTCCGCGCTCCGCTGCTCAAACCTCCTGAATACCAGCGCTCTCAGCTCAGGGGCCTCAACTACTTCCATCCTCTATTCTCCTCTCTAACGGGGGGATTCAGGTTCTCCCCGTTCATTGCTCTGCTTTGTACCGTCTATACTCGGCCAACTGTTCCTCTTCATTTCTTTTTGAATCCAGCAGCCACACCACCTGCCCCGCCGCCTCCTGTGCTCGCTGCGGCACAAACTCCGTCTCCGCGTGCAGCAGCGGCAACTCAAGCGTCAAATCTGCCACAGCCGCGCCAATCCCCTCCAGCGCCCCGCGAATAATCGGCTCCAGCCTGGCCGTAATCCTCCGGTTCTCCTCCCTGACCCTATCCACAACCGCGAAGCTGTAAAACGGAGCCAGCGCAGCCCGTACAATGCGGCGCAGCTCCCCAGGATGTATCGCCTCCAGCGCGTCCAGCTCTGTCGCCCTATCTCCATACACCTCTTTGAACCCAGCCGCCCGGCTGTCCAGCGGCTTCGTAGGAACCCCAGGCAACCTGTACTGTTGCACCTGCTCGTACGTCAGGGCAATCGGCATCAGCTTAATATCCGCCAGCCCCTCCTGTTGCCCAAAGAACTCCATCTTCCTGGCTACACTGACAGGCATCTGCTTCCCGCTGGGGTCAAAATCGCTAACGTAGAACACCCTCAGCGGCTTGCCAACGCCTGCCGCCAACTCCACAACCTTCCTGACTCGCTCCAAACTAGCCTCTCCCACAAGCGGCTGGAACATCCCATCCACCCTGCTCACCTCTGGCCTAATCACCTCATTCATCGTGTTCTTCTCGCAGAACACAACCAGCGTGTGTGCCTGCAGCCCATGTGTGCTGAACTGCGGCACACTGCCGCGCAGCACGCGCTCAGCCGCCAGCAGCGCCAGGTCTTTGATAACCAACGGCGCGGGCTGTTTGTCCTCTATACCAGGCTGAAAAGGCTCATAATCCAGGAACCCCAGCGGCTCAGGATGTTTCTTATCCCTGAACTGCTTCCAATCGCCAATCCCCTGATACTTGGCCCACATAACTGCCATTGCCAGGTAGTCCCATGCCTGCTCTGTATTCCCATAGGGCTGTCCCTCTGCATTGCGCGGAACAGCCTGGCTCACCAACCAGTAGTGCAGCCCACGCAGATGCGTAGCCCTGCCCATCCTGCTCATAGCCTCAGCCGCCCACGCTGCCCGCCGTCTCTGTGTTTCTCCCCACGGGCTGTATGGGTCGCGCATCGAGCTGAGCACCAGCTCTCTGCGCGGAGCTTTGATTTTACGGGGGGATTCAGGTAAGCTCATTCTGCCGCACTCCTCAACGCCTCTGTCAGCGCCTCACGCAGCCCCTGCAGTATGTTTATTCCCGCCGCAGCTGCGGCGACAGTCTGCGCCTCTTCCAGCGACATCCGCACCGTAACCACAGATTCCCGTGCTTTACTGAGTTTCGCCTCCATTGTACCTCCTCCAAACTACTGCGGGGGGCCAAGCAGAGCTTGCCTGAATCCCCCCGTCAGCCTCTTACTGTCCCTGTGTCAACAGCTTCTCGTACAGGCTCCCGTCAATCACCGCCTTAAACAGCCCCGTAGCTCTCACAGCCTTGCCGTGCTTCAGCAACGCTTGTTGCTTGAAGCTGGCTGCATCTTCACTCTCCGCGGCCAGCGCTGCCAGCTCCGCTGGAATCGCCCCCACAGCAGGCGCAGCCCCTGTCGCTACTGGGGTCTTAGCCCCTGCCTTCGTTGGTGTCTTAGCCTTCGCTGCCTGGGCTTTCGCAGCCCCCACAATCTCCACAGGCACAAGCCGTTTCGTCTCCACCGTCTTGTTTTCCTTGGCAAAGAACGTGGTCTTGAGCAGCTTCTCCTGAAACCTCAACCTCTTGCCAATCAGCCCGCTGCCGTCCACTGTCATCACCAGTCCCAGACCCTCAAAGGTCTTGATGACTATCTCCGGCACACTTCCTGGCTGCAACTTTTTGCCCTCTTTGCCGAACGGGTACAACACGCTGTAATCGCCCAGCGGCCCAACCTGTGTCTCATCCTCATGCTTCAGGACTTCCGTGTCCCCCAGCTCCAGGACATACACGATGTTGGGGTACTTATAGGTTTCCATGCCGTCCCCGTAGTACACACCCGTAACTGTCCCCACACATTCCAGCACCCCGCGCAGACCCCCCTTAACATACGTAGTCGGGTCAAACGGGTCATACGCAGCTTGTTCATCTACCACTTTTTCTATCCTCCTCTAACTATTTTAGCCGTGCCGTGCTTGCCCCCATAGATAACCCTGTCTGCTCTAACTCATTCTATCTCGCCTCCTCCACATCACATTATACACCCAGCCTAGGCGTTGTCAACAGCCCTGTCAGCCTGTCCCGCCACCCTGTTCCTGCCCGCACATACCTGCACCCCGCCCTTGCCCTGCGCCAGTGGCACCACAACATCATACACCCAACCGAGCAGCGGGGCACAGTCCTCACGCCCACGGGGGGATTCAAGTTATCTCGCGTGGTTGGATATAGCCTGACAGCCGCGCAGCATGCAGAATCCTCACCAACTTAGCATACACATGCACATCCCTCAACCTGCTATCCACACCCTCAACCCTTCCCTCATACCCCTGCGCCAACATCCACATTGCCGCGTCTAACTGCTTCAGCATATACACCACTGCCACAGTCTCCGGCTTGGCCAACTCCAACCCAGGATACAGCGCCAGTATCGCCGCCACCCTGTTAAAGTTCCCCAGGGGGTCGCCCCCCTGCGCATAATCCCTGTTCTTAGCTGCGTGCAGCTTCACCTCCTCCTCAGTCAGCGCATAAAACCCTGGGTGCCCACCCTGCTCCGTACTCACGCTGCCCTCTGCGCCAGCACATACCGCCCCTCTTTGTTCACGCCTAGCCTCCTCAAACTCACCAGATTATCAATGCTCTGCCGCAGCTCCCCCGACTTCACCTTCCCTCCTATCTGCTCATGTATCCTCCCCCTACCAACTCCCGCTGCTCCAGCCATCTCCACCTTCCTCAACACCTTCTCATCCAGTCCGCTGAGCAAGGGACGGACATCCTTCAAGCTCTCCTGCACATTCTCCACGAACTGTATCGCAGACTGCAAACTCTCCCACTCCAGCAAATCCGTGCCAGCATCCAGAAACTGCATAATCATCGCCACCTTCAACACAGTCTCAGGTATCCTGACCGCCAGCGCCCGCGCAGTCTCATCCTTCTCCTTCTGCCCTCCTCGCCACTCTTTATACCACGCATCCCACATCTCCACGCAATCTCCATCCAGCTTCATCTCCTGCGCCTCACCCAGCCTGCCCAGCCGTTTCATCAGCTTCTCCTGTATCTCCCCCAAGTGGGGCGTCTCAGGGAAGCTGATGTCCCCGCTCGGTTTCCCCACAATGAACATAAACCTGCTGGCCAGCCCACTCAGCACATCCCCACTGTCCATAACTGCCTCCAGCCACGCCGGAGTTGTCGCTGCCAGTATCGCCACAAACGGCCTATCCACTGTAATCGGTTCCTTTTTGGTCAAGCTCCCCACCTTCCTGGGGTTATCATACAGCTCAGCCAGCTTGGGTAACAGCGCCGCGCTGTAGTCCTGCTTCTTGGCCTTCATCATCAAACTGGCCAACTCCTCCAGCACAACCAGCACTTTTCCGCCGTTGTTCTTCAGATTCAACAGCAGTCCCTCCACCGTGCTCAATCCCATCACTGTCGGCACGCAGCTTACGGGGGGATTCAGGTTAACCGCAGGACTGTGCAGCGGCTCAACCAGCGGCTCCACCAGGTCCAGCGCCAACCTAACGCTGGTGCTCTTCCGGCTGCTCCCTGCGTCCCCAATCAAGCATGTATACAGATTCGGATACAGCCTGCGGCCATACTCCACGTATAACCTGCGCCCAATCGCCGCCCCAATCACAGTCAGCATACAGGCGTGGTGATAGAGCGGGCTGGCCTCGGTAGTCTCCTCAAGAGCCTCGGTATATTGTTCCCCCAGCTCAAAGCTAAACGGTAACTTCATCCAGATAAACCTCCGCTGCTTCCTGGTGTGTTACCACCACCTCTTCCTGCACCCACTTGCGTAGCAGCACAGCTAATACACGCTGTATGTGAAAGCCCTCCATCAGAGCTTTCATTTTGGCGCTCCTGTAGTCCTCCGCCCCGAGGAACAGTGATGTCTGAATTCTCTCCATCTTTCACCTCCATTATCTATATTATCCTAGTCATCGCACCTTGTCAAGCCCGATTTGTGCCTGGTCCCCCTGGCAGCTTTTCATATCGTGCCAGGATTCTCTTAGCTTTACCCGCCAAGTTTCCAGCTTCAACCTGACAGACCCAGATATAACCTGGAGTCCCAGTCCTATAGAGGGGGAGCTCTTACTACTCTTACCCTCCCCTCTCTCTCTACTACTACGTATGACTTTAGCTTTGGCCCCTCTGTCAATTTATATCTGCCCCCGCGTCAACCAGCCCTATCTACCCGCTATGTACCTACAGCCCTATCCATCAGCTTCCTGAGACTCTTCTTGCGGTAACGGCCACTCGCTGACATAAATCCCTCGTCTCAACACAGCATAGCCACTCGGCATCTTCCCTGCCAGACCCCCAAGGGCATTGCGCGGCCCTTTTATAACCATAGGTACAGTAGTGGCCCCACACTTACATCGCCAGAAGGGGCTGAGGGGTTCCTCCACCCTAACCCCAGCTTCCTTCAACGGCTCCCCGCACCACCAGCAGTCGCTTGGAGAGGTTTGCGCAACCCTGGTCATTCTTTTTTTTATCATCTATCCTCCTTATAATTATCTGAGTAGAAGCCTTCTCTCCTAATAACTACCTGAATCCCCCCGTTAACCTGCCCCCTCGTGACCCTGCCACAACTTCCTCACCTTCTCATCCAGCACAGATACCCTCTCAGCGACCTTCACAAACATATCCACCGTAATACTTGGCCGCTCGAGCCATCTCAATACTCCCAATTCTGTCTCACCTAATTCATGGTCCAGCGCAAACGTGAGCTCGTAGTCTTTCTTCCAGTTCTCTGACTTTATCCGTGCCCCATTTGACAGCGCAACTTCCCAAACCACACCCCTCGGCCCGCTGCTCTGTACCACCAACCCAAACAGTTTCAACACCTCTGGGTCGTCCGAGGGTAACTTCACTCTATACACAAACTGTGTCTCCTGTTTCATTCCTCCACCTCCATCCTCTTTCTCTTCCCCCGCCCCAATATGCTCCATCCCCTGTTCACCATCACCTTTCTATGCTTCGCACACACCCACACAGTCAAATCCTGCCTCTTAACCAGCGCAGCCGCGCCCAATCCGCACTCTACACACAGTCTCTCTTTGCTCACAGTTATACCTCCTACCACCAGCCAAAGACCAGGTTTATAAATTCCTCTTTGGCCTCTTTGTAGTCCTCATGAAAGATGGTTCTGTATCGAAAGCCCTCGTCAAACTTCTCCTCCGAATACTCTGGAACACCAACACGCTTCCTGGTGTAGTTGCAGAGCTTAAAGGCAGCCTGTCGGTCACAGTCTTCCCAGATGGGCCTGAAATGGCGAGTGGTCAGGTTCTCGATTCTCTGAAGGATGTCCATGTTATACCCACCCTTTCTGGTGTACAACAAGCACAGCCTGCTGTTTCAGCGCACGCTTCATCTCCAGCGCAAACCTGTAAACAGCACCGTGTCCTTTGTCATCTCCCTCATGCACCACCTCTACCACCCTGCTTATCTCCGTATGTACCTCCTGCCCGTCAAACCATCCTCCCTGAGCAGTCCAGGTTGTATAGCCCCCGACTTCTCTGGTCAGCTCCTCTAGCGCCGCCTGTACAGCAGCGCTATCCCGCTTCCCCAACTTACACGGCAAAGCCGTGTAAACTCTACTCACAGTTCTCTCGCTGCCCATGCTAGTCTACCCTTCCTGCTGCGCTCCAGCTCTTCTCGGCAGTATTGGGCAGCGCCAGCCACCAGCCCTGCCCCAGCTGCTGTACGTAGTGCTCCCCCCGCAGGTGCTTGAGCTGTCCGCTGACAAACGTGGCCGTCCCAACTGTCTGTGCTTTGCTCGCAACATGACTCTCATTCCCAATAGGTAGCACGTAGTGCTTAATCACTTGCCCATCCTGTCCCCTGGGAACAACCGCCGTCTGCGGTATCAACCAAATCTCCCCCTGTCTCCTGACTCCACCTGGGTATAGCCCACGGGTGTAAGTATGGCCGACTGTTGGGCGTTTCCTGTAGCTCCAACCAGTCGTGACAGTCTTGTATTCCTTCTCTTCTTCTCGCGGGCTGTCCTCTTCCTCGGCCAACTCCCTCACAGCTTGCGGCATCAGCTCCATCAGCGCATCATGTACACCACCAGGCTGCGCCTCTTCCCTAAGCAGTATCAGGCTGTACGCCCCGTTCTTCTGTGTCGCATCCATCGTGCTGAGCAAATACCGCCCCCCGTAGTGCAACAACGCAGCTCCCAGGGTATGTCTGCTGTATCCCTTTCCGCAGCGCACGTGTTTCCCCAAAGGGCCTTCATGATATTCCGATGTGTGTTCACCCCCACACTGGCACACCCAGCTCCAAACATCCTCCCTGTGCTCCACCACAACTACCCTCCGCACATCTTCTACGAAATAGTCCCAGTATGGCACGGGAGAGATATGTTGCAGAGCTGGCCTCAGCGCAGAAAACGGCACTTGCGGCCCCAACCTGAACACAAGACTCTGGTGAGCACTGGTCGTAACCGAATACTTGTCCCCGTTCACCAGGTATCCTCCCCTGTCCAGCCGTACAACCAATGGGAAATGCTCTCCATAACTGTACATCACATCTCCGCTGATGTACAAATGGCTGACCCCCCCTATAGTTGCCCCCTCCTCAAACAGTCTAACCAACTCACTCTGTCCCCACACTGTCTTTTCCTCCTACCTGGAGAGTCCGGCGGCTTCTCAGCCTGCCCCCTCCACCTCACAGCATACCACGGCGTGCCCGCGTGTCAAGCAAGCTGACCAGCTAGCCGCTCAAAGCTGAGGTCAGCCGTGCCGCGCGCCCTCCGCAGAGACTATCCCGCGCAGTCTACGGGGGGATTCAGGTACTCCCGTGCCAGGTATACCCCATAGAGCTATCACCCGTCCTACCCTAGCTCCGCTGAGCTGGTGCTCCTGGCCACACCCTGCCATACTGTCCACAGCTTCACCAGGAAGCAATAAAGACAGGAGGAAAACAATGGTGCTTACCTGCTTTGAGTGTGGTACGGAGCGACCAGAGGAGGAGATGGTCATACTGGAGGTATATGACCGACCCTTTGACGACCTTCCAAGGAAGATAGCTATCTGTCGGGAGGAAGATGGCTCAGAGTCTCTATGCCAAGAGAGGCTCTTTGACACAGACTGGGCAGACTTCCGCTATTTCTACTGCTCCTCTTGCGAGCGAGCCATCTGCCGTCAGAACCCGTCTAATGGCTGGCACGGTCAGTTCAGGGTGCTAGATGGGGAGGAGGTCTGCCTGAAGTGCTACGAGAGGATACTCCTGGAGGATGGGGTCTCTAGGGAGGCCCTGGAGGATGGCAGACTCCCTGGAATGTTCTTCAGCTTTGGCAATCCAGAGTTGTTAGAGGCTGGATATGTTCCCATCAAGGAGCGCGTCTTCATTGGTGGGGAGTCCACCGCCTTGGCCCTGACCCACTTAGCCCTTGAGCTAATAGACCAAGGGAGCAAGGTGGTGATAGCCTATGAAAGGCTGGCTCTCGGTGGTCTAGAAGGTACTGTCAGTCTCTATGCGAAAGAGCCCCACGTACAGGAGGTGAAACAGCAGCGTTAAACAGTGTCCCTGATAGAGCTAGTCTCTTGGCGAAGGAAGTAGAGACCGCTCTGAAGAGAACGGAGCAGAAAGGAGAAGCATGACTACCGTAATTACGCAGGAATGGACACACTGCCCAGCCTGTGGTGAAAAGGTGAGCGAAGATGGCAACCCCATCTTCTGTCTCAAGTGCGGGACTGACATCGTAAGAATGACTGGGCAAAAGCCATAATCCCCAGCGATGGGGCAGGCGTTGGACAATTTCACTGAAAGGAGGAACACAATGCTGTGGGAAACACTAGCCAACATTCCTAGCTGGAAAGACCTAGACCAACTAGAGCGCATCGCCTCCGGCAGAGGCAACATAACTGCGCTCAATGTAGGCCACACCCGTAACCCTAACGATGTCTTGGAGGAAGCCTGTATGCCTCCAAGACTACGTATCCGCCAGGAGAATAAGCTGTGGCTGTTGGAAATCTGGGCAACAGGCCCCTGGAAAGACCACGGCCAATGGCTTCCCTATGGCAGTTATAGGAGCAGAAAGGAGGCAGAGCTAGCAAAGCACAACAAGCTCTATGTCTGATGGACATGCTTTTAGCTTTGGCGGTTGTCTGGAGCCTATTGGCTGTGGCCTGCTCCTTAGGCAAGTGCGGGCACAATAGAGATAGAAGGAGATAGACAGTGAAACAGTTTAGAATTGAGTCCGGCTGTGGCGGGTATTATGTGGTCTGTAACGGCAGCCGCATATTGAACATGAGTATCCGCCGTGAGGCGCAAGCAGTGGCGGACATTCTAGAGGAGCTTGTAGCTGCGAGAGGAGTCAGCATTGTGGCTACTGACGCTCACCAAATCCTCATCACCCTGAGAGCCTTGGGCTATACGGGCTAAGATGAACCCACTATTGACCCTCTTTCTGGTTGTGCTGGCCGTAGCGAGTGCCAGCTACACCATCAGTAGCACCTGGATATTCGAGAGCCTCCGCTCTTGGGTATCCTACCGGAGCAACTACCTAGGCCGTGGCATCGGCTGTGGCTATTGCCTCTCCCATTGGCTAGCCGCACCCGCAACTGCCTGGCTCACCCTCTACGGGGGGATTCAGGTTCCCCCTGTCCAGGCCATCCTACTCTGGCTAGCCATTAGCTGGCTAAGCGGAGTGCTCTGGCTGGCCGTCAGTATCCTGGCGCAACTAAAAGACAGAAAGGAGTTTAGTTAAATGCTAGCAGAACAAGCCGTCAACATCCTCTTCGAAGCTACTCAGAAGTTGGCAGAGCTATACAGCTCTGAGCCTCTGCGCGCAGACATCTCTGCTCCAGAGATAGGTGAAAAGGTCGTCTTTCACCTCACACCTTCGGCGGAAAACATTATTAGGTTTGTATCAGCAGTGGAAGACAGGGTAGGTGTATTGTTTGAACGTCCCCTGTCCCCTTCTGCCAAGCTAACTGAAGCGGAGTATCTTCAGCTATTGACTCCCTTGCTACACAAGCTCTTCTGGCTCAATCTCCGTGTAGGGAGTCAGGTCAACGTTCCCCACATAGGGCTAAGGAAGCTCCCCACGGGTCTTGTGCTGGTAGATAGGGGGGAAGACTAGTTCCTTGTGTGCCCCTCCATAGCTACCCGCTCAGGCGAACCTATCGGAGGGGCACTTGCCATGTGGCCATAGCTATGGCACACTGGAGTCAAGCCCTGACCGGAAACGGCAGGTAGATAGGAGGTAGGATGACCAGGAAGAACCCAGAGGGAGCCAAGGCAAGGGGTGAGGTAACGGCCAGAATGGGTGCATCTATGGCGAAGCTGGGGCCAGTGGCACAGGCCATCGTGGGCGTAGCAGACTCACAAAGCTACTACCACGAGGGGGACAAGTGGCCTAAGGCCAGCGAAGGGAAAGTCCCAACCACTGCCACCCTGTATCTGAGGCTAGCCCGAGCCACGAGTGAGGCCAAAGCGCCAGCGGTCCAGGATGCAGCACGGGAACTGGCAGCGACAGGCAAGGCCAGGCTGACAGAGTACGAGGGGCGCATCTGGCGCATAGCGTGGCCACCACTGGGAAAACAGGATGGGCCGCAGACCGTGAGCAAGCCACAGGATGCCATTAGCGCAGCGATAGCGGCGGCACAGAAGGGAGCCAAATGAACCAGTCTATACCGGATGCCCTAGGCAGCATCATCATGCGGGATGACCGCACGGGGGTCATCCACATAATCACCGATACAGGCCAGGTAATAGAGCTACCAGCCCGTGTCGCTGACCAGGTGGTAGACCTAGTAATGGGAGCATAGCTCCCTACCACTAGGCCCTACCGATAGAGTCCCCTACTGGATACCCCAGTAGGGGACTTTTCTTTTGCCCAGCGTTGTGTGAAGCTGAATACATGAATCAGTTTTCATGTATTCAGACTCATGTGTCCTGTCTCATGCGTCCTGTCTCATGAACCGGAGTGTTAGTGCTTTCTGTCACAAGTCCCCCTGAGGGGGTCACAAAGCTGGTAGCTATGAAACGGGGGATGTTAAACACCACTCTCCGCCCGCGACATTTTTTCAGACCCCAGCTTCAGCCGCAGCTCGCTAGATAGCCCCAACCTTAGCACGCATGCAGCGTGATACATGAAAACTAATTCATGTATCGGAAGGCTGTGCTGGGCTTGACACGGCTGGTCGCGGGTGGTATGCTGGAGGGTGAGAGCGCCAGCTCTCACAGACTGCTCTGCCTCCTGAGCGGTCAACTGCCGAGGGCCGCCTGGCGCTAGTTGGGTGGCCCTCTGGCGCTTGCTTACCTGAATCCCCCCGTAGGCCACCACATTGACACACAGCCCCTGACGTGGTAGGATAGAGCTGAATGATAGTGAGGGGGGATTACTGAAACGAAGTTCAGGTGTGGAGCGCTGCCCGCGTTACTGGGAGCTGTGCTAATGGGACTAATTATCACTGACACGGGGGACTTGCAGGGCGACAGAGAAAGCTACGAGGGGCAGGTGTTAGATGTACAGTTTACTGGCAGCGGTTACACGATGTTCGTGCTGGCTGACGGTTCAGTCCTGATGCTGCGGGGCGTGCCCTCTGCTGTACTGCCCCCCCTGCCGTTCCACACAGTGGTAGAAGCCGAGAGAATATGGTTTGGGCATGAGTGGGAGTTGGGCAGGACAGAGGTGTTGCCTGAATCCCCCCGAGGGCCTGAGCTATGACGCTGCGTCAAGAACTGGCTGGGTTCAGCCGCTATCAGCAGAAGTTTTTTCTGCTGCTGATACTGACTGGAGATGAGCACCTGAGCCGCGCGCAGACGTGGCGCAAGAGCAAAGGCGAGCCCCTTGAGTATGGGACATGGTATAAGTGGCGGCAGGAGCCTGAGTTTGTGGCATTTCGCGGCAGGGTTCACGGGGGGGAGTTCAGCCGCTCAGAGGCCATGATGGAGTTCCTGGGCACAGCCTTGCCGAAGATACTGAGCGATGTCCTGGAGCTGGCCGTGGCTGATTGGGACAAGGCTCAGGGGCCGCTCAAGAAGTGGGCGATGGAGACTGTGTTGGGATTGGTGCAGATGGACAAGGGGCAGCAGCTCAACGCCAAGACAGTTGTTAATATCGGGCAGATTGTTGCCAGCATCAAAGAACGAAGCAAGGAGTTGAAGGCTGGGCAGATTGCAGATGCCAGCTATCAGCTATTGCCTAACGGGGGGATTCAGGATGCCAAGGAAGAGCGCGATGCAGCCTACAAACGGGGGCAGTAATGGCTAAGCCTATTCCCCAAGAGCTGCGCGAGGGCCTGCTGCTGCTAAAGGCCAGGATGTATGCAGTCCAGGCTGCGGCGGAGCTGGCTCCCCCAGTCAGCGCAGAGGACCGCAGCAACGCTATGGCCTACGCAGCGGTGGCGATTGCCCTGGCGCTGTCCGCGCTGCTGACGGAGATTGAGCCGCCCAGCCCGCTGCGTATCCCCTCCAGGGCCGCTGTCAGCGGGCGCAGATGAACCTGAATCCCCCCGTAGAGCTACGTTGACCACCCCAGTACAGCCCGTCCTCTCCCTATGCTCCGCTGAAAAGATATGGACCAAGAAGGAGCACCGCTGGCTGCTGTTCAAGTGGCACGTTGTTCGCTCGGACCTCTATGACCTGGAGGACGGACAGACCTACTGGATAACTGTGCCCTATGCTATCACGCTGCGTTGGCTGGGGCGGGAATGGCCTCTTGTCCCAGGAGAAAACCGTATTGTCTGGCGGGACAGGGCAGAGTGGGTTTCTTACCCAGGTGCTACTATAGATGAAGTCTGGCTGGAGTGGGCAGAGTTCACGATTAAGCGGCTAGGTTTTGACCGCCTACTCAGCTTGGCTGGGATACGCAAAGTAGAGGTTCTCAGCCCCACCCACTTTGCCACCAAGTTCCCCTACGCAACGGGCAGCGCATACTCTGGTAACGGGGTGATTACGTTCAAGGACTTCCCCATTCTGCCTGCTTCAGCTTTCATTGATATTATAATCCATGAAGCTTGGCACGAAATCCAGGTCATACTGGGTTTCTTTGACGGCCAGAACAAAAACGAGTGGCAAGCCTACGCCATGAGTCAGCTTGTGGAGCTGCTATACGGCAGCACACTGAATGTATTCCGCGATGCTGTGTACGCGCCCGCTGTGGCGCTGGCACAAAAAAGTTGGGATTAACAGGAGGAGCAGGATGCCAATGCACGGCAAACACAAGATG